GGAGTCGAGTTCGAGACGAGCCTGTTGCGACACATCGCAGCGGGCCTCGGTCTGTCCTACGAGGAGTTCGCGCGGGACTACACCAAGACGAACTACTCCTCGGCGCGTGCGTCCATGGCAACGACGTGGCGCTACATGCAGACGCGGAAGAAGATCGTCGCGGACAAGACCGCTGACGCCATCTACCGCCTCGTGGTCGAGGAGGAGATCGCCAACGACAACCTGCCGCTCCCGACCGGCAAGACGCGCTCGTGGTTCTATGAACCGCTCGTCAAGGACGCCCTCTGCCGTGCTGCCTGGATCGGCGCCGCGCGCGGGCAGATCGACGAGAAAAAGGAAACCGAGGCCGCCGCGCTCCGCATCGAGAAGGGACTCTCGACGCTTGAACAGGAGTGCGCCCGCCTCGGAAATGACTTCCGTGACGTCATCGCACAGCGGGCAAGGGAGAAGCGGCTTCTTGTCTCAGCGGGCCTTTGGGTTGAGCCGAACCAGACGGCGAACGGGAATCCTGCGGTCGCGGCGCCTTCGGAAGAAAGCACGGACGGCGAAGATTCGGAGAACGAAGAATGACGATCAGCCCTGACGCTCTCGACGCATTTTCGCGTCGCTTCGCACGTGCGGCCCTCATCGCGCCACGTGACTCGCTCGGCCTCTCGACCGAAGGGCTCATCCGGTCGTGCGTCGCGACCCATCTGACCGTGGACGACGAGGCCCGTGAGCGCGCCTCCGCCGCGCACTTCCGTAACGTCATGTCCGCGTATGAGCGCCCGGCGCAGGGTGCGGTTGGTGCGAAGCCGTTCCCGATGACGAGCGGCGGCACCGCGATCATCCCGGTCCATGGCGTCCTCGTGAACCGCTTCAACTACGCGCTGCCCTACGTGACCGGCTACAACGCCATACGCTATATGCTGAACGCCGCGGTCGCGGACGCGGACGTGCAGCGCGTTGTGTTCGACGTCAACTCGCCCGGAGGGCAGGTGGCGGGACTGTTCGAACTGGCAGCGGACATCCGCGCCGCGCGCGATGTCAAGCCTGTCCACGCCGTCGTGGACAGCATGGCGTTCTCGGCCGCCTATGCCATAGTCAGCGCGGCGACCGACATCACCATGGCGCCGAGCGCCGAGGCGGGCAGCATCGGCGTGGTCGCCATGCACATGAACATCGGCCCGGCGCTCAAGGAGATGGGCATCGAGGTCACGTTCATCTACGCCGGCAAGCACAAGGTCGATGGCAACCCATACGAGGCGCTGTCGGACGACGTGCGCGCCGCGATCCAGGCCGACGTGAACCGCAGTTACGAGACGTTCGTGCAGGCGGTCGCGGCGGGTCGCCGCAAGAAGATGGACGCGGACGCGGCGCGGCGCACCGAGGCGCGCTGCTACGGCGCCGAGGACTGCATCGAAATGGGCCTCGCGGATCGCATCGCCGCGCCGGACGCCGCGCTGCTCGCCTTCGAATCCGGGCCGGCAGGGGACACGACCAACACCGCATCCAGTCAGAAGGAGATCACCGACATGGATATCGCAGAAGCCCGTGCCGCCGAGCGTGCGCGCATGGCGGGCATCCTCGGGCACCCGGAGGCCGCGGGGCGCGAAAGCCTCGCGCGCCATCTGGCCGAGAACACCGACATGACGGTCGAGCAGGCCGGCGCCGCGCTCGCCGCCGCGCCGAAGGCCGATGCGAGCCCGCAGCGCAGCCCCCTCGACGCGGCCATGGACCGCACCGAGCAGCCGGACGTCGGCGCGAACGGCGGCGACCCCGTGAGCGGCAAGGAGGAGTCCAAGGCCGACCGCCTGTGGGCGTCCTTCCAGGCCGCGACCGGCGGCGTGGCGAAGACCCACTGACCTCGAACTGAACAGGAGACCCCGCAATGAGCGGCACCTTCCCGACCCTCGTCGCCGCGTTCAACAACGCGCGCGGCTCCTATGTCCCCGGCAACCTGCTGGCGGGTGAAGCGGACCTCATCACCAACCGCGCGCAGGCGCGGCCGGGGATGCATCTCGCCGCGCACACCGTCATCGCGCAGGACTCGGACGGCTACCTCGTCGCCTGGGACAGCGCGACGCGCGCGACCGGCACGCTGACCTTCAGCGGAACCGGCACGGCGAACGACACGATCACCATCGCGGGTCGCGTCTTCACGCTGGTCGCGGCCTCCGCGTCCGACGTGCAGGTCACCATCGGTGCGTCCGCAGCGGAGACGGCGACGAACACCGCCGAGGTTCTGAACCGGGCGGTCAACGTCGCGGCGACGGGCGTCTATGCGACCGTCTCGGGCGCGGTGGTCACGCTGACCGCCATCGTCGGCGGGACGGGCGGTGACTCCATCACCACCACGGAGTCCGGCACGGGCGCTTCGTTCGGTGCGGCGACCCTCGGCGGCGGCGGCGCCACGCAGACCAGCACCTACGGCAAGGCCATCGGCATCACTGCCGAGGCGGTCGGCGCGTCCGACGCGCCCGCCGACGTGCCCTACTACTCGGGCGGCGTGTTCAACCATGAGGCGCTGGTTTGGCCGGCGGCGACCTCGACGCTGGCGGCCCGCCGGGCGGCCTTCAACGGCACCAACATCGAGGTCGCGTCCCTGCTCTGACGAGCAGGGACGTCACTGAACGCGAGAAGGAAACTGAGACATGAGCGGCACGCTCGAAATCTACGACACCGCAACCCTGATCGGCGTGCAGTCGCGGCCGATGAACCAGCCGGACGGCTTCTGGCTGCGCTGGTTCGGCCGCGAAGTGCTGAGCCAGACCGAGGAGATCATGTTCGACGACCTCGGTGATGATGACCGCCGTCTGGCTCCGTTCGTGTCCCCGATGGCGCAGGGCCGCGTGATGCGCGACAAGGGCTTCGTCACGAAGTCCTTCAAGCCGGCCTACGTGAAGCCGAAGCACGTCGTCCGTCCGGACAAGGCGCTGCACCGCCGCCCCGGCGAGGGCATCGGCGGCGTCCTGACGCCCGGCCAGCGGTACGAGGCGGCGGTCGCGGCGACCATGATCTCGCAGCGGTCCATGGTCGAGCGCCGCCTCGATTGGATGGCGGCGCAGGCCATCGCCTACGGCGCGGTCACGGTGTCCGGCGAGGACTATCCCGAGCAGAACGTGGACTTCGGCCGCGACGCTTCGCTGACCGACACGTTGACCGGCACGGCCCGGTGGGGCGAGTCGGCTGCGGACCCGCTCGGGGACATCAAGACGCTGCGGCAGGCGGCGTTCACGCTCGGCGGCTACCCGGTCAACGATCTGATCTTCGGGCCGGACGCCTGGGCGCGCTTCACCGCCGACAGCGCGGTCGCGGCGCTGCTGTCCACGCAGTCGCGCGGCAGCACGTCCGACTTCCGGATGCCGGTGATGAACGACGGGTCGCCGTTCGCCTTCGAAGGCACCATCGGCAACGCGGCCATCGGCAGCGGCGGCGAGATGCGCCTGTGGACCTACTCGAACTACTACGAGGAGACCCTCGGCGGGTCGCGCGTCAACTACATCCACGCCGACGACGTGGTGGGTGTCGGCACGCCGCAGGGCGTCCAGGCGTTCGGTGCGATCCTCGACGCCGACGCCGGGCTCGTCCCGATGCGGATGTTCCCGAAGATGTGGCGGAATCCTGATCCGTCCGTCACCTACACCATGACGCAGAGCGCGCCGCTCATGGTGCCGATGAATCCGAACAGCACGTTCCGCCTGCGCTGCTACTCGGCCTCCTGAACCTGACGGCGGCCGGCACACACGCCGGCCGCCGCAATCTGCGAAGGGAACACACTGACCATGCCTCTCATGATTAACGGCAACTCCGTTGTCGTAGTCCGCGACGGGAAGCGCGTCCGCGTTCTGCCGTCCGGGCATCCGTTCGATTTCACGGACTCAGAAGTCGCTTCCGTCCTCGCAGCCGGCGGTCGCATGACCCAGGTCGCGCCGCCGACCGCGGCCAAGGTCGTCGTGTCCGACGCGCCCGCCAAGAAGGGCGAGGCCGTTGCGTCCGAGGAGCCGGTCAAGCCGTCCCGTAAGCGCCGCTCGGCCGCCGCCGAGACGGCCGACGAAGACGACGACCTTCTCTGATGTCCTTCGCGCAGGCCAAGGCCCGCATGAGGCGCGTCGTGCATGACACGATGGCCGTTGACGCGACGTATCTGGACGCGACCATGGTTGCGGCCGTTGGCCTGCGCGTTCGGTTTCACACTCGCCGCGTGTCCGCTATCGGCGGCATGGGCGACGGATACGCCGAGGTCATCGAGAACGCTGAGCGCATCGTGTTCGATGTGGAAGAACTCACCGCGGCAGGCGTCACCCCCATCAAGGGCGGCATCGTGACGCTCACGGACGATGGGTTCTGTTTGCGCCTCGTGACGCTCGACGAGGCAACCGGGCCGGTTGAGCAGATATGGACGGCCGTGCGATGACCATTGAGATCGACGTCACGGGCCTCGCGCAGATCGGCAACTACATGCGGCTGGCGCCGCGCGCGGCCAGGACCGCCGCACGACTGGCACTGAACACGACGGCCGACCGCAAGGCCGTGATCGGCTTGCGTGCTGCGATGGAAGAACAGGTCGCGTTTCCGAAGGGCTACCTGAACGACCCGCGCCGGTTTGGCGTGACGCAGCGCGCAACGGACTCCAACCTTGAAGCCGTTGTGACGGCGCGCAGCCGTCCGACCAGCCTCGCGCGGTTCGCCAGCAGCGCGGCCATCATCGGCAATCGCGCGGCAGGATCGGCGCTAACCGTTCGGGTCAGCCCGAACCGTCGCCGCGCCTTGAGCAAGGCGTTCCTCGTGCGTTTGCGGGCCGGACAGGGGCCGGTGCAGGACGGTGCGTTCAACCTCGGGCTCGCCATCCGGCTCCGAAAGGGTGAGACGATCTCGAACAAGGTGCAGATGGTCCCGTTCGGAGGCGGGCTTTACCTGCTCTACGGTCCGTCTGTAGATCAGGTGTTCCGCGGCGTCGCAAGCGAGAACGCCCCGCTTCTTGCAGACGCCTTCGCGGATGAGTTCTTCCGGCAGTTCGTTCGGCTGGCAGGTGAAGCATGAGCGACAGCCGTCAACTCGACGTCCTGAAGGCGCTCACGGCGCATCTCGAAGGCATGACCGCGGTCGGTGGCTACGGCTTCGACATGACCGGGCGCGTGTTCCGCGGTGTCGCTCTGTGGGGCGCGGAACTGCCTCTCCCGGCGCTCGGCATCATCGAAGCCCCCGTGCCTGACGAGCGCCCGCGCACGGCCGGGCACGAGCGCGCATTCCGCGCCGAGGACTGGACTATCCTCGTGCAAGGATGGGTCGAGGATAACGACGTGCATCCGACCGACCCGGCGTACGAACTGAAGGCGTATGTCGAGAAGCGGCTGTCCGAGATCGTGGCGGTCCGCGAGACGACAGGACTGCCGCAGTTTCCGACCGCCTATCGGCTTGGTGGGCGGATCAACAACCTTACCATCGGGCCGGGAGTGGTGCGACCGGCGCAGGAGAAGGTGTCTGCGAAGGCGTTCTTCTACCTCCCACTCGTGTTGAACATCGCGGTCACACCGACCGCGCCGTTCGCGGCGTAACCTCGGCAACAAGGAGAAGCGACCATGCCGATCTTCAACAACAACCTCGTCCTCGGGCGTGGTCGGCTGTTCTTCAGCCGCTTCGCTACGGGCACGACCACGTTCACTGGCGCGATGAAGTACTTCGGGAACACCCCGGCGGTGTCGCTCAACGTGACCGAGGAAGTGCTGGAACACTTCGACAGCGACCAGGGTCTTCGGATCAAGGACCGCGTGGTCACGCTGTCGCAGGAGATCGCCGGCTCCTTTCAGGTGGACAACATCTCGAACGAGAACCTGAAGCTGTTCTTCGGGGCCGACGACGTGCAGACCACGCACGCCGTCGTGACCGGCGCGGTCGAGTCCATCACCAGCGCCGAGACGGACGCCTACTTCCAACTCGGCGTCACGGCGGGTCGTCCGCAGGGCTACCGCGGGCTGACGACGGTGACGAGCGTCACCGAGGGCGCGACCACACTCACCGCCAACACCGACTACGAGGTCGATCTGGTCAACGGTCGCATCTGGCTCCCGTCCGGCTCGACGGCGTTCGACGCGGGCGATACTCTGGTCGTCACCTACACGGTCGGCGCGGCCGACTACACGCGCCTGACCGACCTCAACGAGACGGTCTACGGGCGCATGGAGTACATCTCCGAGAACGCGGTCGGCACCAACTTCAACTACGTCTGGCCGTACGTGAAGCTGACCGCGGACGGAGACCTCGCGCTGAAGGGCGACGAGTGGCAGGTGATGAACTTCAACTTCGAAGTCCTCAAGCTGGACAGC